GCATGCTCACGCTCCGATGGATGCGACCGGCGTGTCGTTGCCGCCGTTCAGCGCCATCCGCAGTTGCCATCGGCATCCGGCGTGCCGCTCGACAAACGGACGCATCCGCTCGTCCAAGCCGGCCAGTGCAAACCCCTCATCCCACTCGCCGTAGTCAGCACGAGGGCAAGCGATGTAGCGCTTGACGGCGCCGCAGTGATCGCAGCGCAGCTCCACGGGATACGACTCGTTGTACACCTCCATCCAGCGCAGCGCGGCATCCTCATCGCCCGCCGCCAGCCACGCCTCCGTCCGCATCTCGATGTGCGGGGCGCCGGCCAGCGCCGTGAAGTCAGCCCATCGCACGACAGGTACCAGCGCAGTCACCCGCTGCTCGCCCGGACAATCATCGTCCTCGTAGTGTGCCACCATCGTCCGGTACTCCCAAAACGCGCCGGCTCAGTCATCACCGAAGCGCCTCCTCGATCGCGCCTGCGTACCAGTGTGCTGGGCGCCAGAGGTAGTAGTCCACAGTCTTGCAGTTGCTGAGAGCGGCGCCCCATGTCTCTTGCGCGGCAGTGAGCCTGCCCTTCTCGCGCTTCAATTCGGCGATGATGACGTTTTCGTCACGCACTAGCACTAAATCCGGGAAGCCTAGATCGGAGCGACGCGAGTCGCGGGTGTGGTAGTACATCCACCCGAGGCAAAGCGCCAGCTCTTTGATCCGGGCCTGCAGCTCCGCCTCGGTCATCGCCTGCGCGAGGTACGACTGCGTGTCCACTACCAGCATCCGTGCAGCGTCTGGCCTGCCACCGTCGCTGTCCGCACGGGGGTGCGGCATCTCCACAAGGTGCCACTGTCCGTAGCGGACGTGGTCACCTGGTGGTCATTCGCCGTGCGCACCTCCCCCTCGCTGTGAAGGGCATCAACCACTCGGTGCGCAAATAGCGCTAGCCCTGCGCCGAGGATCATACCCGCTACGAGCATCCGTGTGTCCGTCAGCTCCTCGCTCACCACAGCCTCCGGTGCACCATCCGCAATCGCAGCGCGCTACCCCTCCTATAGTGCACTATATCCACTATGAGCTCTTTACTTCTGTGCTCACTGGTGTGTGGAATCTCTTTACCTGTCCTCCCCTTGTTGTTGTGTGTGGGTCCCCATCAAGGGACCCACACACAACAACAGCAAGGGGAGGACAGGTAGGTAAGGAGCTAATACAGTCATAACGCAATCCGCTATTACCTCATAAGCTCATAAGCTCATTAGCTCATCAGCTCGTCAGCTCATTACCTCGTTACTCCTCACCGTGTCTGAGCTCCTTACTCCCCTCCCCCCTTCTGCTGCTGCTGTGTGTGGTCCCTTCGAAGGGACCACACACAGCAGCAGAAGGGGGGAGGGGTAAGTGTATATTCACTATTACCTCATTACCTCATTAGCTCATCAGCTCGTCAGCTCGTGAGCTCATTAGTGGAGGGGTAAGAGTGTATACACTCTAGGGGAAGGGTCCGTGTATACACTATAGCGGGGGATAAAGGGCTTATACATTATCAAAACCCCGCAGAGAAGCGATTACAAGGTGACGGGATGCGGCGTATTCCAAAAACTTTAACGAAACTTTAACCGCACATGCGAGCTAGTTAGTCGACGTTTTCGTTATCCCAGCGCCCCGTACTCCTGCTCCATGTCCAACTTCCGCTTCGTGGCGATGTCAAACGGGGGCTCCTCCAGCTCCACCCTGATCCGCTCCGGCGCGAAGCTTTCCGGTTCGAAAACGTACGCCAACCCTATCTTCGGCAACATGCCTTTGTTCGTTTTCCTTTGCTCGATGACCTGGTGCAAAATGTGCGCATCGGCGTCCATGTAGGCGTCAATCTGGAGCATGTTGCGCGCCGCATTTCGGACAAACACCGACCCAAACGGCCCCTCAGGCTTCTGTCTGCCTTGCTGTTTAGCTTGGTGATCAAGCGCGATCACCGTCGTCCCCTCCCGCCATAGCCGCATCGCGTTCGTCCCCGCGGTTACCGTCTGCGCGTCGTTTTTGTCGCCGGCCAAGGCAAACGTCAGGCTGTCGATCATCACGACGTCGATGTCCTGCTCGTGGATGATCCGCCCGATCTCCTCCGCCATCTCGACCAGCGTCCCTGTGCACCGCATGTACAGGTAGTTCCCATGCCCGCCAATCCCTCGGGCCAATGCGTCCAGCGTCTCTCGCGCATCCTCGCCACCCTGCTCCCAGTCCAGGTACAGCACGTTGCCGGGCTCAACGGTGAGCCCGGCATGGCTCCGTCCCTCCTGGATGAGGCTGGCGAGCAGTTGCATCAGCAAGCTCTTGCCGCATCCGCCCATGCCAAAGATCACGTTCAGCTCGCCGTTGACGATCAGCGGACTTACTCGCAGCCGGGGACGCTCCGGTACCTTGATCGCCGACATCCTCACCGGCGTGCCGCCCGTCCTTCGCGCCCGGATCACGTGTCTGCGCGCATGTTCGAGCATCGCCACCCACGGCACTGTCTTGTCTCCCTGGAAGACCTCGAAGAACCGGTGCATGACGAGTACACCCTGTGCCGTGCGGAGCTCGCACTCCGCCGCTGCCACCTCGGCGCCGCCTATCAGGGCGCGAACCCATCCCGTCGTCCCTCGCGGCGTCGCCACCACCTGACTGATCTCCAGCACTGTGTCGTAGGCCGCGAACCAAAACGTGAATGTGCCCGTATCTGTCTCTGCGTGCTCCACATCGCCGAGGGGCACCGCTGTGTGCCCCGTGTCCACGATGAGCGTGCCTGTCTCCCAGGGCGGCAGCGGTGGCGCGGGCTTAGACGCCACGTCCGCCACCATCCGGTACACCTCGTCCCACGTCCATGGCCCGCGCTCCGGGTCGTACGGCGATACTTCCAGCGCATCCCAAATCTTCGCCGCGACCACCTCCACGTCGTATCCCGCTCCGAGCAGGTTCCTTGCAGCGCGCACCGCCTCGATCCGTTGTACGCCAATGGGCGCTCCGCGCTCGAGGAAGATGCGCGTCCGGTAGCCGACCGGCACCGTCCGCGTGACCGGGATGGCCGGCGGCTTTTCCTCCTCAAGCAAAAAATCGGCCCAACCGGAAATGTCGTCTGTCATAGCTGCGTGAGCTCCATTGCCACCTCCCAGCGGTACGGCCCTTCCGGCCCCACCGAGGGCGGGGCCACCACATAGCCGCCGTCGCTCTTGATGTCGATCCCCGGCCCCGGAGATCGGAGCTTCATGCCCTCGCGATAGGCGTAGTACAGATGGTACCCACCGTCCATACCCTGTGTTCGCACCCGCGCTGTCTCCGGCAAAAACAGTGGGTACTTCTTGCGCACCTTGTCGATCGTCTCTAGCCCACCGTGGCGAGGGTCAACGTCAAACACCACGATCCCCGACACCGCGCCTGTAGCGATGCCCACGCCGGCCTGCGGCCACATGCCCCACCAGCGGGCGATCTTGTCTAGATCGGTCGTGGCATCCTTAACGCCGTGCAGCGTGCGCGGGTGCTTGGCGGGGCTCGCGCACGTTCTCCGGCAGTCACAGCGGCTATCCACAAGGCTGTGCAGTGGCAGTACCGCCCAGCCGTGCCTGGCGTAGGCCAACGCCATCTCCAGTGGCGAGGTGATGTCGAGCATCCCTGGAGCGGGCCAAATCTATGGCGCGTGTGCGTCGCAAAACGGGGTGCCCCTCGTCGTGTATTGCGTCGCCGGCTGGTCGCAGTCCCGGCAGGTCTCCTGCGCGTCCGCCATGTCATCGTGCGTGTTCGTCGTCGCCTTGGCGCCGAGCACGTCGGTGATCTTCACGACGCGCTCGCCCTTCTGGGTGGTGACGACGTTCATCGTCACGCGGCATGGTTTCCCAATCAGCGACGATGTGCGGAAGGGCTCGCCCTTCGCCGGCTCCGCCCCCAAGATGGCCGTCGCCCAGCTCCATAGCTTGCTCCTTCGGTTCCAGACCGCGTTGGCCCACGCCCGCTTCAAGGCGACGCTGCCGTCCTCGAAGTAGTAGCCGGGGATTTCGAAGGTGAACTCCAGTTGCTTCTTGCCCTCCTCGAAGGGGTTGTCCACCTTCTTGATGTTGACGATGACGGCGTCGTACACGTCCGGCGCGAATTCGTAGTAGCCATCCCTGGTTTCCGTCTGTTCGATCACGATTTCGCTTTCCACGTTGGATCACTCCTTCGCTGATCACTTGCCGATGCTGCGCGTGCTCACTCGTTCGCTCGGATAGTCCCTCCCTTCGCTTTTTTTACGCGGCACGTCTTGCACGTCCATGTGTACTCTCTCGGCTCATCGTGGCAGCGCCCATTGGGGACTCTCTGCCGTGCCTTGCAAACGCTGCAGATGTGGATGTGCATCACATCCACCGGGACTGTGTAATCGTCGCTGAGGGTGTCATCGTACAGGCCGTGCAAACCGTGGATGAACTGCGCCACGAGGTACACGACTGCGAATGCCAGGAGCGACAACACGAGCGCCCAGAACATCAAGGCCTGCAGGTCCATCAGCGCCTCGCCAGGGCCGGGATCAGCCAGTCCTCGATGACCCCCCCTAGCTCCAGCAGCCGGCGCTCGATCCTGACGAGCACGGCGAGGTGGCATGCTTGTAGGTGCAGCTCGACCCTCCGCTGTACGTCGGGATCGCGGTGGTCCCCGTCCAGCACAGCGCCGCACCGCGCGCACGGGGGGATGAGCATATAGCTCTTCGCGTTCCCACCGTCATTGTGGCCATCGGGTGTGTTTGGTAGGATGGAGTCGGTGGCCACCGGGTACCTCCTTTGGCCGCTACGACCGCCAGCCGTGCAATGCGGCGGGCGGTCTTCTTTTCCGAGCGCCGGGGGGCGCTCACTCAGCCGACAGCAGCTCCTTGATACTGGCCGCCGAGATGTAGTACCTCGACTTCTTCCCGGCGCTGAAGATTTTCAGCTTCAGCTGTTGGGCCTCCGCCAGCCGCATGAGCCGGTACGCCGAGATCGGCTGGTCCTCACCAAGTGCGTCAGCGATGATCTTGCACGCCTTGCGACGTGGCACCCATTGCTCAAGCTCAGTCATACGACAAAGATTATCGCGATCCTCGCGAAATGTCAATAGCATCACACGCTCAGCGCTCTGTTTATCATCCATCACGTTATCACCCCCGCAGACGGGAGACCTGATGTCGATGGTAGACGGTAGAAGATGGACGGTAGAGAGCGCCGTATCCATCTTCTATCCTCCATCCTCCATCGTCTACCGACTCCGCGACGATCCCGTGCGCACGATCAGTCGCACCAGCTCGCAGGTCATAGCAGCTGCACCTCCCACTGCGCTGCGATGCGCTGGCGGGCGATCTCGACTGACCGCTCGTCTTGCTCGATGCCGATGGCGCGCACGCGCAGCCGCTTTGCCGCTACCAGCGTAGAGCCCGAGCCGCAGAACGGATCGAGGATGATCCCGCCAGGTGGGGTGACGAGCCTGATCAGCCACTCCATGAGGGCCAGTGGCTTGACGGTCGGGTGATCGTTGATGCGCGGTGAGGTACGGAGGTACGGGCTCTCTTGGTCTTTTATCCCGCCGGCGGTGCGGCGCTGAGCTGGCAGCGTCAGCCGTCCCCAGGCTTCGCGTTCTGATTTCGGCGCTTTCGTGGTGTAAAAAAAACGCGATGGCCCGCCTGCATCCTGACAGCTCTGTGCATCCAGCATCGCCGCCGCTTCTTCGTCGAGGATGACGTTCGTCGGCCAGCGGCGAGATGATGGCCGATATCGATGGTAGACGGTAGAAGATGGACGGTAGAGAGCGCCGTATCCGTCTTCTATCCTCCATCTTCCACCGTCGCGCTGCCGCCGCTGGTACTGCTTGTGCCCGTCATCTCGTGTGCCTCGAAGTCGCGGCGCGCTCTTAAATCGACACGCACCGATGTTGATCGCGCCAGTGCCGTATCGCTCGACGTTCTCCGTCAGCGTTCCCACGAGCGGCTTGCGTGCCAATACACACGGCTCCCACCCCGGCCGAAGCGCGGTCCCTCGCCCGTCGCCGAGATTCCGTGATTTCGGAAAACCCGAGCCGTACAACCACAAAATACAGTCGCGTATCTCGTATCCCGCATCCTCGATCGCGCACGTCAGTCGGTGATAGGTGCGCCGACCGCCGAACGCTACGAGATAACCGCCGGGCTTCATGACGCGCAGCGCCTCCGCCCACATCGCCGGATCAAACGCTATGCCCGTGCCATCCCACACCTTGCGCATGTATCCAGTCACTGGCCCGCCCGTCTTGCCAGTCGTGAGGTGGTAGGGCGGGTCAGTGACCACCGCGTCGATGCTGTCCGGCTCCATGCCGCGCATGACATCAACGCAGTCGCCGTGTAGGACATACTGTACCTCCGAGCGGGCGATCCTCTCGGCCTGCGTCATCGGCTGCTCACGTGATCGTGCCCCTCTGGGCGTCGGTCACACGCCATAGCTATCTCGGCGATCGTCTCCCGGCGCACCATCTGTGTCAGGATGTCCACGGCCTCCACTCGCACACACGCGAGGCACTGCCCCGTCGCGACGAGCCTGATGTGGCACAGGCCCCCCGTCCCTCGATCCAACACGTAGGGCTCCCGCACGCTCATCGGCCCGTCAGCTCCTGATTTGGGCCCTGTGGGCCGTTTCTGGGGCGCTTAGCCGCGGACCCGGGTGGGGAGGCGGGTCCGCGCCTTTTGCCCCTCTCAGCCCTCTCTGAGGGGCCGAGAGGGGCCCTCCTGTAGGCGCGAAAGGCCGCCTGGGCAAAGGCCGAGCGATTGGGCAGGCGCAGGAGCCACTGGTAATCCTCGTCGCGGACGTAGATCGTGATCGTCGGCATGGCCCTACTATAAGATATATGTCTGACAGACGCAAGAGGGTACGGGCCTCATACCAGCCAGTACCCGGAGGTTAGAAACGCCAAAATTTACAATTAGTTGACAGGTTACCCCTTGACACCTCGTGTATCCGGGCGTATCATGACGACGTAAGCAGACACCAAGTAGGAGGTACCCACCATGCAGACCACCGTCACAGTCAAAGGCGAGACGATCGGCAACGCGCGGCCCTGGGTCGCCCTCATCCAGGGGCGCGACCCGAAGTACGGGTTCGCGAGGGAGTTCCTGACTGGCGTCCGGGACTACTCCCGGGCGAACTCCGTCGGGAGCCGCGGGATCGTGACGGTCTGGACGCTCGGGGACGGGCTGTACGAGATCAGCCTGCCCCAGAGTTGGTCCAGGACTGAGCGGTTCTTCGCCCGCGTCGTCGACGGCCAACTCGAGCGGATTTCCGCCGCCGAGGTGGCCGCGGAGTTTGTACAGGAGCAGGAGGCGTAAGAGCATATGGCCACACTCAACATCCGCGTACCGGACACCGACCTGTCCCGCGAGATGGTGGAGCGGATCAAGCGCTCCGCCGCCTCTCGCGGCTGGAGCTCCGGCCGCTACGTCGCGCAGCTCGTGCGCCTGCATGACGCCGCCCGCGCGCGGGCGGACGCCGGCGACGACGCGCTCCAGGCCGAGCTCATGGCTCTCGGCCTGGAGACGAGGCCGCTGTAAAGCTAGAGGGCCGCGTCCCTGCGGCCCTCCCCTCGCACGCCAGCCCGGCAGGCACTGGGCCGGCGTGCGAGGCGCACTCTCGATACCACACCGGGGCCCGTCGCGGCAACGGTGATACCGTGCACGGTATCGTGCACGGTAAACACGTTAAGGCCGGTACCGTGCACGGTATCGCGTACGGTAAGCACGTTGCCGTTGATACCGTGCGCGATATCGTGCACGCTTCATCACGGGTACACGTTGTAGCGGATCACCTTCCGGCTCATCCGCCCCCGAGAGCCGCCAGCAGCTCCTTGATCTTCGCGTTTTCCTCCGGCTCATCCTTCGCGACCAGCGGGATCACTAACTTCATCAGGTTTTGCAGCTGCTCCACCTTCGTGTTCACGAGCGCGAGCACGGTCTTGATCTCCTCATCCCGGCGATACAGTTCTTCGTATTCTGCTGTCGGCATCTTCCCGCCTTTCACGAGCTCCTCGAGGATGCGCTGCCGCGGCCAGTGGCGGCCGGGACAACTCGCGCGGTCGGTCGCGTCGATCTGGTGGTGCCCGACGAGCATGTGTTCGTCCGCCGTCATCGGCATCGCCGCCCGCGCCAACTCGTGGAGGCACCAACGTTTGACGCGCACCGTCGCGTCGATCATCGCATCTGTCCACGGCTGGTCCCGGCCCTCGTCCTCGTGCTCGATGCTGATCGAGTGCGTGTTGATGACGTTAACCCCCGACTCGGAGATAAGGGCGTACGTCGTGTACCCGCGCATCGTCACGGCACGCCAGGTGCCAAGCGTCTCCAGCATGGCCAGCCGCGGGTTGCTCCGGTCGTAGCGGCTGATCGGCCGGCCGACGCCGTTGCCCCAGCCCGCATCAAAGATGCTGATGTACTGATCGACCGAGCCGTCACGGCCGATACCAAAGTGCACGCTTACTCCGTTTCGGTGCCGCCAGCTGTCATCATCGAGCGTGTGTTTGAAGCCGGCCATGCGGTGATCGACGAATATCACCGGGCGATTTTGCCCATGTTTGCCGGCGGGATAGCCGAACGGCCCCTCGCGGCCGTAGCCACGATGCTGACGCGCAAACGGGCACCATCCACGCTCACTCATGGCGACAATTTTCTCTAACGCCCGCCGCCTGTCCAGCGGCAGCATTTACAGCCCGAGCAGTCGCGGCGGCTGTCCGGTATTGGTGCGGCGGTTTTGATCGGGATCGATGCGCTGATCGGCCTCCGACTCGAGCCACCGCACAACGAACCACAGCAGCGACGCCGTAGCGATGTCCACGCCGTCGAGATGCGGCAGCGCCGGCAGCCACGACGCGATCTCGTCGACGTTCGCGCCGATGACGGCAAGCGCCGCCAGCACGGCCGCCTCGACCGCGCCGCGCGCGATGCCGACCAGCCGCGGCGGCACGTCGATCCCCTTCAGGATATCCAGCATCACGCCCTCCCTTCACGCATTTGCGCCGTCAGCTCCGCGATTTGCGCCGTAAGTTTTTCGTTGTCACGGCGCAATTGCGAATTTTCAACTTTGAGTGCCGCCACCTCCGCACGCAGTTTGGTGTTTTCGACACGCACGTCACCGAGCTCGGCGCGCAGCTTGTCGATCTCGGCGCGCAGCTCCTGGCGCAGGTGCGCTGACTCCGCCCAGAGGTCCTTTGCCTCGCTGGACTCTATGTGTCCTGAGCGCGCGCGGCGATCCGCCAGATAGGCACCCACTGCGGCCATCACGGCGCCCGTCCCGGTGACCATTGCCGCCGCCGTTGCAGCTCCGATCTCCATACCGCCTCCCTCGTGTACGACAGTATCACGTGCGCACCGCTCGCTCCGCCATCCGCTCAGCCTCCTCGAGCGTCCGCAGCGTCCGGCCCACCTCCGACTGCCGCAGGTCCGCCAGATGATCGTACGCCGGCCGCAGCACAGGTGCCCGTCCTACTTGAATGCCCTGCCGCGGCCGTGGAGTCTCCACCGTTACCGGCGTGTACTGCAGGCAGAGCAATAGCGTCGTCGGATTAGCAGAGTACGGCCCGATCCGCATCGCAAATAAACGGTCGAGCCCGTCATCGACCTCACTCGTCAGACGGGCGATCAGGTGCACGCGCGACGATCGCGCCGCGATCGCGTCTGTCACAAACCCCAGCAGTCCGGGGATGCTGTAGGCCCCCAACGCTGTCGGAGTCGTGAATGAGACGGACGGCGGCGTCACCGTGTCGTAATCGCCGCCCGGGGTCGTCCAGTTACTTCCTGTTTTGTAGACGTTCCAGGTCCCCTCCGTCTCGACCCAGTCGTCGCGCGTGATGCGCGCGACGAAGGCCGAATGGCCGCCGGCGCCGAAGATGGAGGTGCACTCCCCCTCGAGATACGCATCGGTGATGATTTCGCCGCCGACGAGCGGTGAGCCAACCACGGGCGCGGACGCAAGATCAAAGGCCATGATCGCACGGCGCAGGTCGCCCTTAGCCCCAAAATGAAAAATCCCGCAGCTCCACGTATGAAGGTTTGTGTCTGGCGCGTGGCTACTTGGTGAATACGCGCGCTGGCCTCCGGACATCAGCTCCCACTTACTGACGGCCAAGGACGCCCCCATCAAGTCGGTCGATGAGCTCCGCTATCCTCCTCGGGGTAATGTTCCGCGGACTGCCATCGGGCGCTGTTTTGGCCATTATTTTGGCGTGAACGTCGTCGAGTCTGCCCACCCACTGCGCGCGACCCCCGACGTCCGTCATCCTGTCGACCAGCACCTCCACCAGCGGATGCATCTCCCACGGTGCCTCCGCAAATCCGTGTGTGATGCCAAGCGCCAGCATTGATTCGATGCTTTCGCGCAGAATGAGGGCAAACGCGCGCACGCGTTGCCGCGCGCTGCCGTCCGTCCGATGCTGGATCATGTCTCCCATGCCGGCAGTCGAGTGCTCGACGTAGTATTTGATGCGGACGCTGAGCACGAGCTCGCCGGCGCCGTCGCGCACCTCCACCTGGCGGAGACGCTCGGCGACATCGAACGATCTGGCCCTCAGCGGCTCAACCCACATCGGCGGTCTCCTCAGCGTTGCGTATCGCCGTCTCGCTTTGATCCAGCATCTCGCGCAGCCGGCGTGCGAAAGCATTACGCGGCCGCAGATCAATCAGCGGGTCGTATTGCTGCTGCTTGATCCTCGCCCGCGCCTCTGCTCTGTAGACGCGCTCGTCGCTCATCCGATCACCTCGCACTCGACACCGATCACGCCGTCGCCGGGGATGAGGTCATAGCCGATGACGCGGATATCGCGCTCCAGGTCCTTTCCCATCGATGAGAATCGCACGCGCCGACGGTCGCCCACCCCCAATCGCGAGCGATCGACGGCCTGCTCGAACAGCGTGATCTTGATCGTCTCGCTCGCGTTTTCTGGCGCACGCAACCTCTGCTGTGCGGCCTGCGCCAGCACCGTCGCGTTCGTCGTCTGCGGCATAATCAATGCCGTCGCGCCGCCAAAGCCTACGCGCTGCTGTCCCTCGCGCCGCTGGCCGGTCACCGTCGAGCTGAGGCTGCGCCCGCCGGTCGAGACAAAGCGCCCAACGCGATCGGCGAAGGCCCCCGCACCGCCCAAAGCCAGCACTCCCGACCGCGCCTGCCGAAAGCGCAGCGCGTAGCTCCGGTTTATGAAGTGCACGCCGTCCTGCCAGACTTCTTCATCGCGTCTGTCTGTACCTGCCGCGCCGTTCCACTGCGGCACCGTCAGCACGTCGCGCCCGCCGTCGATAAAGTAGGCGAACACGAAGTCGTAGCCCGTCTGATTTTCCATCTCGCGAACAAGTCGATCGCCCTGGTCGAGTTTGAACTGATACGACGCCGCCGGTCCGCCCCTGATATCCCTGAAATCAAAGTACAGCGGGAGGTAGTGCGTCTCGATATGCGCGAAGGCGGTCCGCAGGAGATCACCCGACGCCATGTCGCCGCCACCGGACTGCGGACAGAGCCCGGCCGCGATCCGCACCGTGTGATCCATCGCCCGCATATCGATGTACCCGTCGCCGTAGTCGTCATCGAGGTCCGTTACGAATCCCACGTAGGGCAAGTAGCCGTCCGGCGGCTCCACTGTCACCATCGGCGGATTGTCCGGGTCGCTGAACAGGATGTCGAAAATGTCGCCGATCTGCGCGTGCGACTTTGGGAGCAAAAACGACGCCGTGTTCGCACCCCTCAGCCGCTGCCCGTAGCGGATGGCGGAGGCCGGGATGTCGATCAGTGCACTGTGCGGTGGCCGCCCCGAGCGGAGGCGCACGATGGTCTGCTGCGCATCGCTGCGTCGCGTGTAGTAGACCGTCACCCAGACAGCGTCGATCTCGGCGTTGCCGGCGCCGGCGTCCGTCTTGCGGACGACGATCGCGACCCCGAAGCCCGAGCTGTTGATGTCGGCGGGCGTCCATGTCGTGCCCCACAGGTCGTTCGGCCCGCCGTAGCTCACTACTTCGTCAGTGGTGTCCCACACCTCCACTCGCGTCTTGCCCAGCGCCGTCTGGATGACGCCCGCCTTGACCGGGTGTACCGCGACGTCTGTGATCGTCCCCGCGGTTCGGCGGCGCTCCACCTCGCACTTGATCCCGTCCACGCGGGCGTCCACGGGGATGGAAAAGCCGAAATTCGTGAGCACCAGGAAATTCGAAAATCCGGCAGTAGCGAAGATCGCCTGCGCGCGGCTGTCGTCGGAGCTGAGGGCGTTCGTCGGGTTGGTCCACGCGACTGTTCCAGTAGCCGTATTGTTTGCGGCGCTACCCGGAAGCGTCCGCAGGGTGGCGGTCATACGTCATATCCCTTGACGACGTTCACTAAATTTTCCTCGGTCGGTACGACACAGACCAGTCAATCTGACCGCCACCAACAAGCCCATCATCCTCATATGCAATATTGTTCGTGCCCGGCGGCATCGGTAGCCACTCTGCGGCGTTGCTAAAATCCACGCACCCAGCAAGCGGGTAGGCGATCCCGTCCTCGATCTTCGTTACCTTCCGCGTGCCGGTGACGAGATCGGAGCCACAGTCGATCTCCACTGTCGAGCTGAGCTTTAACCACACGTCCGGCGTGGCGATGTCGCCCGTCGTCGTGTTAGCGATCGTCCCATGCAGGTGGTATATCGCACCCGTCGTCGTCCCCGTCACGAAGGCGGTATTGCGGTGCACGTACACAGTCTGCGACGGCTCCAGCACAATCTCCACGCCATCGAACGACGCGGTCACACCACTGCGGGTACCCGTATTTTCCACGACCACAGGCTGGTCGCTGTTGATCGGTGCGGTGTAGTCGCGGCTGTAGTCGCTCACCACGTACATCCAAGGCGAGTCGTCACCGTAGCCGATGTAACCGTTGGCGGTGTCGGTGTAGACGAGCAGGGCCGATGCCTGATGCGCCGAAGCGGTTTTGTACACATTCACTTGGACGGCAGCCGTGGTGTTCAGCACCACCCAATATCGCCCCGGTTTGAACACCGCTCCCCGTGGAGTGATCGGAATCTTGTAGAAGGTAGGCGTCGTGCCAGAGACGGGAATCACGCCTCCGTACTCTCCGTACTGCCACACCTTCGTCGTCGTGCTGGGTGCATTGCTACTGTCCTCCCAGACTTTGAATCGCACATCCTGCGATCCCGCTGTCTGCTTTGCCATGCGAATCCAGATCGCGTTGACAAGGGTGGGCTGCTCAAGCGTGAACGAGAGACCGAGATTGCCGACGGCGTGCTCATTATCCGAAGAACTGTTGAGACCCACGAAGGCGCTGTCGCTTCCGCGGACGCCCGTGACGATGTTGTAGCGGCCCTTCAGCTTGAGGCCGTACATGTTGTTGGCGAACGCCGCTGGCGATCGGTTTGTCACCGGCGTTGCTTGTTGCAGCTGGTCGATGAGTTTCAGGACCCCGGCCGCATCGCGCGCAAACATTTCCAAATTGAGGATTTCCGCCGACGGCGTCCAGTCCGCGATCACCGCCGTCGCATTCCCCGCGTCGATCCCTTGCGGGAGGCTGATTTCAGCGAAATTAAATGCCGGGTTCCCATCACCCGGTACATCGTCCTTGAAAGTCAGCACCGTCTTCGACGCGGAGATCGACATCGGCGGCGGCGCTTTGTTGCCGTCCAAGTCGAATCCCGGCAGCCACTGCATCGATCGATCTGGCGCGGAGAGATCGAAGAAAATGGTGTTAGGATCGTTCGACTCGTCACCCCATTTGTATGTCTGGTTACTCGACCCGGGCAGCTGAATCGCTGGTCGATATTGCGTGCTCGTCGGCCGCGGCCCCGCCTGCGCGTATCCGAGCGCCACGACGATCCGCACCGGGTTCGCGTACGCTTTCACCGCCGCCGCATGACTCGTCGCCGTCGTCCCCCAGCACCCCCGCACATCGATCGCCAGCCCGTGCTGTCCCACCTTCCCCTCGTAGTGGACGATCTCGTTCTCGAGCGCCAAAAATCCAGAGTCAGGCATGTGCGCCGTGCTCTCGTTGACGCGCACCACGCCCGTCGTCGTCGCCCCCAGTGTCGCCGCCAGACTGACCCACCTTGCAGCGGGGAGATCGAGGTTGATACACACATCGCTCGCCGCCGACCCCCACGACACCGGCCACACCTGATCGTCCGGGAGCCTCACATCGTTGACCCACACGGCTACATCTCGCCCGTCGCGGAACGTCGCTGAGGGCGCGATCTCCACGCCCGAAGCGTGGGACTGCGCCGTTGTCCCGCCCGCCCCGCGCACACACCCCGTCAGCGTGTTGCCCGACCGACCGCTGTAGATGATCTGCTCTTCGGTGCCGCCACCGCCGCTCGCATACTCGATCACGGCGATCCCCCCCGAGACTGAGAACGCCGCCGCGCTCGTCACGTCGATCTCCGTCTCCGTCGCGTCCAGCGCCTCCGTCGTCGTCGTCGCCCCCGTCGTCTGTCGCACCGTGTGGCCAGCAACACTCGTGTCCGTCGCCAGTCGCGCCGCCGCTCCCGCCTGGTCAAACAGGTACACCGGCACGCGGCCGGCGAACGGCATCCGCGACACGGCGAACGTCCGCAGCGCCCACGGCCAGTCGTTGTACGCGGCGCTCTGAGACTTCGCGGCATCCGCGGTGAACGTTATTTTCGGGTACGTTTTCCGCGACCCTGTATTTGTGCACACCAGCACGCGCGGCGTCGTCGCATCCGTGACGTTGAGGTCAGTGACCGTCGTCTCGACGTCCGTCTCCCACACCGGGTACGGCACTCGAACCACGACATTAAAAATATTAGTGGACTCGGCATCGATCGACACCACGCGAACGGGGATGCGCCACGTCGTCGCCCCGTCCGAGCATCGCAGGTAAACAAGCCCCCGCTCCTCGCTGAACGTCGAATAGAAATTCTGGAGGTCCGCCAGCTCCAGACTACTCAGATGCACCCTGATCCGTGCCGTCGTAGGCCGGCGGTCTGCTCGCACGTCGCGCGTACCCGCGCCGGCGATCGTCGCCTCCACCGGGTCCATGCTCATCATCGACAGCGGGCCGTCGTCGACCAAAAAATGCACTGAGGCATACGGCGATCCCGTCGTTGCCACGCCGTCGAAGCTGATGACCGTCCACTGGTACGCAGCCATCTACACGATCCCCATGCTCGCGAGCGCAGCCTGCGGATCGCCAGTTAAGACGACCGTATCGATATGAAATACCTGCGTGATCGCCCGCTCGGTGCGCCCGCTATCCCGCTGCTGGTCGCCACGCGTTCGCATTTCGTCGGCGTCACGGATACGCAAGGGCCCGATGATGTGGTTGTTGCGCTGACCGTTCGTCACCTCGCGCTGGAAGTTGACCGAGACGGACGCCGGAGCCTGCGCCTCGGCGATCTTCGTCCGGATTTGCGCGACGGTGTTGCCCAGCGATGTCAGAAGGCCCTGAGCGCCCTGCTGCATGCCGATTTGGAGGCCGGCCGTGATGTCTTTACCGAGGACCATCATCACGCGCGACGGCGAAAACACACCGAGCGCCCCACCAATCGCGTCCTTTATCTTCCCGCCGATCCCGCCAAGCCAGTCCCGCACGTCCTCCCACTTCTCCTTCATTCCGTTCCAGAGCCCCGCCAGGATGTCCCTGCCGACACCGAACAAGAGATGTGAGAGATTGCCAAGTGCGCCCAAGATCATGCCCGGAAAAGCCTGAAACCAGTTGATGATGGCGGCCCCGATAAAACGCACCACATCCAGTACCCCACCCATTGCTGCGATGAAGATATCCCTTACGGCCTGCAAGCGATGAGCGACGATGGCGCGCACGCCGTCCAGCACATCGGTCGCGAGTTGCTTCAGCGCGTGCCACGCGGCCTCCCAGTCACCGCGCACAAGCGCCATGACGATCCTGACGATCCCCATCACAACATTCATGGCTAATTGCACTTGGAGGCGGATGTCCTCGAACACTGCCTTTACGATCGTCAAAAGGAAATGCAGATGCTCGTCGACGAAATCCACCAGCTCGCGCCACGCCTTCAGCACATTGCCACGCACGACCTCCGCAACCTCGATCATCACGGGTTTGATCTCGTCCCAGTGTTTGATCGCGAGGACGACGCCGGCGGCGACGAGACCGATGGCAGCGGCAAGAGCGATCAGCGGGGCGTTGGCAGCGGCGAACGCTACCGCTTGAGCGGTGAGCGCAACGACGTGCGCCCACGTCGCCGCAGTCCAAGCGACGATCGCAGGGACCATGGCGGCGAGGATCGTGGCCGCAACACCCGCGAGGATTTCTTTGTGATCGGCCAGAAATTTCACGGTGGCCTCGATCGCCGGGAGCGCACGCGCGGCCGCGCCCTGCATCATCAAGAAACCCTCCGCCAAAGCCAGCGCCGCCGTTTCTTTCCATTCCTTGATCGCAGCGCTGAACTCCGCCTGGCGACGAGCGGCGGTGCCAGCACCCTGAGCGAACGCGGTCTGTGCGTCCTTCGATTTTTCAAAAATCAGCTCCTGCGTAGCTACCGCCTTCGCTTGCGCGAGCATCTCCCCTGTCAGCTCGGCCTGACCCTTCTGCAGGAGGCGCGCTTGCACATCAGCCTCGGTGATGCTGATGCCCAGTTCCTTCAGGCTTTCACGCTCGCCGAGCATCGCCTTGGCGAGAATTCTCGACACTTCGGCTGCACTGCGCGTTCCCCCCGACCACTCGGAGAGAGCGCCGGACAAACCCACGACGTCGGTGCTCATCTTCGCGGCAGCCTCGCGCGTAAAACCCATCGGGATCAACAAGTCGGCGAAGCTCGCCGCCGCGTTCGTCGCCTCACGCTTTGTCATTCCCATCGCGTGAGCGTTTTCGGCGGCCCACTCTTTGACGACACCGATCTGGTCGCCGAAGACGACGTTCGCCTTTTGCATTTGCAACTCGAGCTGTTGAGCCGTGTTGCGGAGATCGCTGACGATGTTAGGCGCGGCAATTAGCCCCTGCCCGAGCACGAAACCACTAGCGATCTTCGACACATCGCCAAGGGCTTTGCCAACGCCGACCGCGGCGGCCTTCACCTCCTGGAGGACGGCCTTTGCTTCATCCTTGGCGGTGATGCGGATAGCGATATCGGCCGCGGTCATCTGCTACGCTCCCGTCGCGACGACTAGCGTTCGCCGGCCAGCAAATCCTGTGTCGGACGTGAGTCGTCTCGCTGCATCTCGGCCTCGGCGCGCATGACCATACGGCAGTCCTCGATCACCGCATACGGGAGATCGAGGTACTCCCAGTACGTCTGCGAGACGCCGTGCTTGCGGCACCAAGCCATCTCCACGATGTAGTTCAATTCTGGCGGCCAGTCGCCACGACCAACTCCAAAGGCCGCTAGGAGCTGGTCGTATATCCGTTTTTTGCGGTTAAATCTCCCATCGACTCCTTGAGCACGAGCCCGAGCCAGTTGGTCGTACGCATGTCCAGCAAGCGCACGGTCTCAGGTGTCACCGGTTCGTCGTAGCTCCAGGCCACGATGATCTTTTCCAAAGTGGCGATCATACTGGCGTAAGGATCATCGTCGTCGATTCCGATCAGGTCGCTGTTCCGCAACGGCCGCAGTTCGATCCATTGCCCCTCTTCATGCGGTATGTCGTACCGCGTTTTTTGATCCTTAATGAGCGCCATATTGGTCCTGCCTTCCGTCGCTACGCGATGGCGGCGGTGATGTTGTTGGTGACGATCATCGCGAGCGCGTTCGTATCGTCCGTCGACCCCTCGAGCGAGAGCTTGACTGTCACCTCGCCATTTTCTCGGCCATCCGGAAATACCGAGCCCGCGGTGTGCTTGCAGAGCGCCTGAAACCTCGTCTGGTACGCCACCGCGCCCGCGAAGTCCGTGCGAATCTCCACCGCCCGGAGCGTCCCCGCTTCAGCCGCGGTCTTCTCCGTCTGCCATTGACCCGTGTTCAGCTGCGCTTTCATGTCGATCTCGATGGACCACCGCCGCTCATCCGGATTTAGCAGCACGACCGAGTAATCGAGGTCGCTGCGTCCGTCCGCCGTCACCTGGCCGTGCAGTCCCGTCGCGATTTTGAAGCGCCAGCCGATGATCTGACCAGTGATCTGCGTCGTGCCACGACTCGCCCACGTCGAGTCGATGTAGACCTTCGACAGCGCGGTCGGCACCTCCTGGATCGGGAACAGCGCTAGCGCAGCCGTGCGCGTCGACGGCTGCAAACGCCGGCCAGAGCCGCGCGCCGACATTTTCACGACGTTATTGGCGGCGCCGACGAACTCGATCTCTCTGAGAAACGCAGCCGGGATTTCCCAGTCGGAATTGTCGCTCGAAACATGGCTCGTAAGGCCCAGCTCGATCGTCCGCAGGTGGTACGACGAGGTCGAAGCCGACGCCATTGTCGGATCGAGGGTGGATGTCCAGGTGAACGGCCCGGTGCCAGTCTTTACGGGCGCGCCGGGGACCGCCATGCCGAACCAGTAATGCAGCTCGTCGTACACCATCGACGTCTCCGGCACCTCCCAGTCGACGCCGCGCTGCAGCACAACCTCATTGCCGCGGTTAGCGATCGCCAGTCCCTTGAGGATTTGTTCACGTGCGATCGCGTCGATCGGCCGGATCAAGAAATCCTTCACCGCCATTTTTTTCGTCGCCGCCACCGGCGCCGACGGCGTGCCTGGAGCAGTGTTCGTTTCGAGGCCCCACTGCGGCAGAGTCAGCGCGTGGATCGGTACTGTGTTTGCCATCGCTACACCTCATCATTTGCGGGAGCCTTCGGCCCGCTCTTCTTGCCGTCGATGCGCTCGTAGAGGCCAGTCTTCTCCAGCGGCACACCTTCGCGCTCTTCGTACCGCTTGACCGCAGCCTCATCCTCGGGACCGCTCAGGTCTCGCGCCGGCACCCCCGCAACAAAGCTGCCGTCGCCGATGTACTTCCAAAGCATAATTGCCCTCCTATCCAGCGAACGCGCCGTCGTCGACGGCCTCGATCAGCATCTCGCCGTCGTCCCACACAGCGCCGCCATCAACCTGCACTTCTATCGCAGGCCAGATCGGGCCGTCACTCACGTGAAAACCGCTCGTGCCAAGTGCTAAATCCGCGTCGAATTTAGCGCCGATCGCCTCGCGGAACGCCTGTACAACATCCTGCATCGACTCACCCTGCCCCGATGACCTGACGCCGAGCCTGAGCCCGACACGATACACCCGCTCGCGCAGGCCAGCTGATCTCGACCACCTGTCGATGGCCGCGCCGGTGATGAGGATGCACGGCCAATCCTGCAGGCCTTCGCCGGCGTCGGGGCGCGTCTCGTACACCCGCGCAATGGAGAGGGAGATCGGCGACGTGATCGCGACCGTCCCGAGCGTGGCCGCGATCGCCGCACGTGCTGCGCGGTAATCGGCCATTAGCCCAGCTCCTCAGCGATGCGTTGCGCCGTCTTATTGACTAAGCGAGGCGCCATGCCCCTCACAATGCCGACGTTTTTTCGCACCCAGGCGGTGCCTTTGACGCGCGGGTTAATGAGGGTGCTCCGGACAATCAACTCCAACCCCCGGCGCTCGTGACTGATGTGGTTGCGCTGCGCCCCGAGGCCTTTCCCTTGGCGCTTCGTCCGCTCCTCCAGCTTCCCTAACACTTCGTGCATGATCTGCTTTTTCACGACGCGCGGGATATCCTTCTCAAACAGTCCGCCTTTCAGCGTCACGTTGACGTCAATCGGCCGCGTCAAAACGTCCTCCCGATCGAGAACATTGGCTCGGCGATATCACCGAGTACTTCTTCGGCATCAGGATTGCGTGTGAAATACGTCGATGGCATCACCTGATTCGCGCCGGCAGCCCAACCTTCCGGACTCACTGTACCATCCGTGATCGCCTTTAAACCCGCTTGATATCTTTCTTCCCAAAATGCATATGCCGGCGTGTCTCCGGGCCCTACAGCGTCCGGAAACATCGACTTGAGAACGGCAGCCGCAGCACCGTATGCGTTGAGTCTCTTCAGCCATGCGAGAAAAAAACCCGGCGTCGTCACCGGCACGGCGAAGCCCGCACCAGACAGCCGCACGTCGATCTCGTTAGATGTGTCGGCGATAATCGCCGTCACCTGTGTCGTGTTCGGCTTCGACGTTGTCGTGATCGGAAACTGAGCGATCAAGTCCTGCACGTCGGTGATGGTGGCGTAGCTCAAATCACTCCCTCCAACGCAAGAGGGCCGGCCGTTGCCGGCCGGCCCTTGCTTTCAGCCCCCGGCAGGTCTAAGGGGCGCTACGGGTTCGTAATTTTGATCGCGTACCGCGGGTCACCGTAGCCGACCTCGAAGCGTGTTCGAGCGGAGTAAATGAACCGATCACGGATGACGCCCTCATCACTGTTGGGACTGGTGACGCCCTCCAGCGTCGGAGCGATCCTCTCCTGGAAAATGAACGGGCGAATCTCCCCGCTACGGCACATCAGGTACCAGTCGTTGGCATCCGTGAGATACGGATTGACCATCACCAGGTAGCCCGCCGCCTGGAAGGAGCCGTCCGCGGTCGCCGGAATCGCCGGATTGGCGATCGAGCCTTGGTTGGCGTTCAGCGCCTGGAAAGCGACCTGTTCCAACTCGGGCGGCACGACGATCGTGTTCGCCACGAGATTCATCGGGCGCCCCTGGTCGTCCTGGAATTTCCTCATGACGCCGCGCGCAGTCCCGAGATCAGTCTGGAACTGCGCAACTGTGGTCCCGGTGCCCGCCATGATGTTGTCGATGTTAGCGGATCGACCGATGGTGCGTGTGTCCGAGAAAAAAGCCACACCGTCAAAGGCGAGCCCGCCGCTCGTAAACAGCTGGAACAGCAGCTGCCCCGGGTAGCGAGCGGCTTCGTTGGCGAGCTGACGGATGTGTGTTGCGATCGTCCCGTACGTATCGTCTTCAAAGGCTGACCGCTTCACTTCGACCGCCGACTTGAACGTGCGGTTCGCAAGGTTGTACTGGAACGCGTGCGCGCCCTCGATCTGGAGCTCGCCCCTCGTCACATCCACCATCACGGGCGGCGTGCCGAGCCAGTTGTAGGACTCGATGTCCTTTGTCGACGTCGTGGTCATCGCGAGCTCGCGCCACGGCTGCAAATTCTGTGCAGCGGCAAACGAATCCGCGAAGAGCACACGGAAGTTCGTGAGGACGTAATTGAGAAAATCCGACGTTACGATTGCCATTTCAACCTCAGCGCTTATGTGCCAGGGATGTGCACCCAGCCCTGCGTCGTCGACACAAACTCGACGAGCCTGCCGACGACGGCCGAGCCCGCGGATGTCTCATCGACGGTGTTGTTGTCGACCACAAGCATCGGCAAGCCGACCGACACCTGCGCGATCGACGAGGCCGCGAACAACCAGTCAGCGTCGTACTCGACCTCGATAAAACCTCCCGCGGCCGATGTCGTGACTGTCTCTGCCGCCACGCCGACGATCGGCGCCGTGATCGACGTACCGGCTACCGCGTTCACGGCGAGGCCGGTCGACGCGAGGATACCGACCAACGCCCCCTTGGGGATCGTGGTCGAGGGCGCCATCGCGTACCTCCGCGTCCTGCACTGGCCTCGCCGCTGCCGGTTGACTGCCGTAGTAATCGCAGCCATTTGCTACTCACTCCTTTGACTCTGCGCGTCTCTTGCGGAGCGCGTCGCCCGCCTCTACGGCCGCCGGCGGCTCGTTGGCGGATTCCTTGACCGTCGCCGCCCGCGGCAACGGTGTCAGTTTGTACACCTCATGCGTAATCAAGGCACAGGGCTCGCACAATTGGCGCTTGCCCGGCTTGCCCGCGATCTCGTATGCCTTCGTTTCGCGCCCATCTCGGGCGCGACAGCGCTCGCAATCCACATCTACCCCGCAATCTCAGCCGGCAGCGTGAGCCCTTTGCTCGCGGCCTTCTGGCGCATAATGGCGAGACGGGACTTCGCCGGGTCGGCGTCGTTCCAGATTCCGAGCTGCCTCGCTACCGCGATCTCTCCCGGCGTGACTTCGAGCTCGGCGAGTTCGTGATTGCTCGCCACACCGCGCTCGGTCATGTCGATGGCGGGAAGTGTCGCGACGAACTCGTCAAACTTTTCCGGACTGAGCATCTCAGCGAGATTAAGTGCCGTCTCGCGCATAGCCGGGACGATGCGGCCCTTCGCGATGAGCGTCTCCACCTTCGCCTGCGCTTGCTCCTTGCGCCGCTCTTCCTGGAGCTGACGGATTTTCGCTGCATTCTCGCTCTCAAGCGCGAGGAGTTTTTGGTGCGCGGCTGTGAGCTCGGCGCGGAGCTTCATAACCTCCGCCGTGTCAGACTTGCCGCTGTCCGTCGCGATCACCGCCGCCTGGGCGTTGATGGTCGCCTTCATGCTCGCGATCGCCTCAGCGATGTCGGCGTCCTCATCAATGCCCAGCGCTGCTCTGATCTCTGCCTCATTCATGGGTTCCTCCTGTACCACATCACGCGGCTACGCCCGCATGCGCCCTCAGGTACGCGATGGCCCGCCTCTTACTAGCAGCTGGTATCTTCATCCGCAAAATCTGCTCTTCGGCGGTGACGACTGCGGCGCGCGGAGGCGCGGGTGTCGCCGCCTTCACTACCCAGTCTGGAACATTGCAAAAGTTGGAAAGATTGAACGCCGCGAAGCTCCGCGCCTGCACGTTGTCAGCCGCCTCATCCGCCAAACCGGAGGCCACAGCTTCCTCTCCACTGTACCAAACCTCTTCGTTCATGACGGAGAGCCAGTGTTCGGCCGATTTTCCGCTGCGCGATGCGTAGATGTCGGCGATTGCCGCAGCCTCAGTATCCAGGTACGCGATCGCCTTCTCGAGCGTGGCCTTATTGCCCTGCACGAACAGCCAGGGCGCATGCACCATCAGCGTCGCCCCCTGCGCCATCACGCGCTTGTCGGCCGCCTGCAAGACGAGGCTCGCACTAGACGCCGCCATGCCGTCCACCGTGCCCTTCACATAGGCCGGATGACGCAGCAGCGAGTTGTAGATGGCCTTGGCATGATCAATGGAACCGCCCGGCGAGTTGATGTAGAGCTCGATCGACTCGTTTTTAATGTTGTCGAGCGCCTGCGCGAACATCTCCGACGACACACCATGGCTACCGATCTCGCCGTAGATGCGGATCGTCGCCGGGCCCCGCGCGGCTGCCTTGATCTCGTACCAGGACTGCTTATTATCCATCGGCGACATTACACGACGCGCATCAGCATGCTGTCAAGTGCCGTCATACACCCGCCTTCGCGATGGCGGCGATCAGCTCCTCCTTGTACCTGAGACGGATATCCGCCGGCGCCACGCCGGCGGCTAGTAGCTCGCGCACCGCCGCCACTTGGCGGGCCTGTATGGCTCTGATTTCGTCCTCTTCCGACGCATTTTTGGGCTCCGCAGGCGCGATTTCGGGCTCTTTGTACGGTTTTTTCTCCTCCGGGACATCGAGCAACACGCGCAGCTCGCGCTCGGTGTCTGCGCCCGGCGTGAGCGCGCCGACGCTCACCAGCTTGGTGACCGATTCCGCGATTTCGCCGACATTTCGGGTGTCCAATCGGCTGTATTTCAGCCGCGGATAATCGCGCACGGCCCAATTGTAAGTCACCAACGGCCGCAAAATGTGGTCCGTGGCGGTGTCCGCGATGTTGTCCGATGTCGCCTCCAACGCCATCAGGAAAAAGCCCGTCTTGTCTTTGTGCATCGCGAGCGAACCCGTCGAACCGGCGCCCATCGCCACAAATTCGGCGATCACAGCCCGCAAAATGCGCAGATCATGGTGCTCGATCGTCGCCATGATCGCGTTTGTCGCACCCCTAGCACCACCGGCGTCCACCCGATACGTGTAGTTCTCCTCGTCCTCGACGAAGTACTGCTTTTCATGCGCGTGGAGCGTCATCAGCGCGCGCTCGAGCTGCGCTTTGATGTTGCCTTTATCGGCGGCGCCGGCTTTGATCGTGCCGATATCGACACCAACACCGCGCCGTTCGTTGGCGATCGCGTCGATGCGGTAGTGGCCGTCCTTGTAGTACCAGTGTTTGTACGCCGGCCGCAAAATCGAATGCCCCCAGAAATTGGCGCCCTCCTGCGCGTTGACGAAGTGCGCGAGTTTATTGCCGGCGATCTCTCTCACGCTGTACCCAGAGGCCGTGATCGTGCCCTGTTTCACCCCGGCAAATCCGCCAAATTCATCCACCTGAATTTCCAGCAAGCTCCGCGGCGATCGCGGAGCGAGCTTTCGCAGGTGCACTTTCCCGTCCTCGCGATATTCCCAGACCTTTTCAAACGTGTAGCAACCGTAATCTAGGTGCAAGAGGATTTGGCGCAGCGTCGAATTAAAGCTTGTCGTCATGCTCCGCAGGTCGCTCTCACAAAACTCCGCGATCTCGCGATCCTGCGCGCTGTCCGACGCCGGCTCAACCTGCCAGTGCGCCCGCAGAATTGGGAGTTTGATCACGGCGAGCGCCGCCGCGACCTGCCCGTCCGAAAGCCGCATCCTGTCGTACACGTCATAGCAAGCCGGCC